CATACGGGGTAAATGCCGATGGGGGCAGGGGTTTCTACCCTATTTTATATTTTATCCTTTTGAGGAATTGCACTTTCTACATAAAACAGAAATATTATCAAGGGTATTGAGGCCCCCCTGTGCCAGGGATAAAATATGATCTGCAGTTAGATCCGTATTGCTGCCACATTTAGTGCACCATGGCTGTAGTTGTCTTGCTAATTTTGACATCTTTTGCCATTCATAATTATATTTATTGTGTCGTCTTCTGGGGTTACGGAGTGTCTGCAGACGGGTACATTGGTGGCACCTGGACTGTCTTACTAAAATTCCACATCCTGAACATGGTCTCATGAATTTCATTTATATCAAACCCTCATAATTAATATGGATCAAACCTTTATAATTAATCTTTATCTTTCTTTACGGTATCACATACCTCGCACTCAGTATCATTATCGTAGTTCTCATACTGGACCATAGCACCCATATGAGCATTGAACAATGTTAATACTGTTAATGATCCCCTGTTTAATAGGGAATCTATGGCATCAAAGGATAATCTTTCATCTGTTTCTAGACCTACTTGACATGGTCCCATCATTAAAGTTATGTTATACATATGTTCCTTTATTGGGATTGATTGGTATTATTTTGAGTCCCGCAAGATTTTGGGCAGGCTCCGCACAGTTAACTACATTATACATGTTATTGATAGATTAGTCAAACCAATTTTCTTGCTTTAGCAATAGCAGAGATATCATAAAGACCATTCTTTGTTGGCACCTTATGTTCTTTAACTATCTTGTTAACTTGTATTTTAGACATGTTCATCCATAGGCAGATAGCATCTATATCTAACCAGAATGTTCTATTTGGATTGTTCATGGCCAAACCTAATAATCTATATATTGTCCAAGATGTCCTGCATTTATGACAGGTTACTCCCTGTAAAAGGTTTTCTATATCAATAACTATGTGAGACTTACAGCCATCTGTAGGACATGGAATCCTTCTTGGTTTATCTATGAATCTCTTTGTTACTGATAGTCCTTTTGAGTGGAGTTCTTTGACTTCTCCCGCAAAATCTACAACCCAGTCCTGCTGCAGAGTCCAGTCTAAATGCGATAGATGAAATGAGACTGTTGCAGCAACCTCATGATCAATGCTTGACTTCTTCCTAAGCAGGGCTGGCGGAGTTAAATTCCTACCTCTACGAATGACTGCCTCATGTTTATGAAGCACAGACAATATATCTGTAGCCATGGAGTAATCCATTGCTGAGACATTAAAGCCTATTGATCTTTCGTTAGTAGGAGATCCTGAACCAGTTCTACCTGGAACCAGGAAATTCTTTGCGTCTATTTGTAATGAAGGAATCTCAGCAAGGTTATCTCTTAGATGCTTTGCTTGTTCTTTAGTTAGTTTAGATTCCACCATTGCCCCTTTATTTTTTATCTAATTGACTAAATAAATCTTGGACATTGTTAAAGTCCTTGTATTCCTTTGGCTTACTCTCTTCTTTTACTTTATCTATTATGTCTTGCAATGCACTTAATCTATTTTCCCAAGTCTTTGCTTTCATGCCAAACATTAATAAGATTATCATTGCAGGCCAACCAATGGCATAACCAAGAAAACCCCAGATAATCATACTTCTTCCTAATAACGAAGCCATCGCTACTGTTAACACTAACCATAATATACTCATTGTTCTCCCTTTTTATTAATCTCTATCCAACCTATTTCTAGTTGGGTTCTTCCACAGACAAGACACTTTATCTCATCCTTTACTGCTGCATTGCATTTGGTACAAAAATAGACCTTATGTGTCGTCATTTACTATTCTTTGTAATCGCTCAGGATCTATATAAGTATTAAAGGCATTACGATATATATACTCATAGGCACGAGATAGCCGTTGTTTTTGTTCCTCTGGATCTTCCGTCTTTATTGTATGCAAACCGCCTCCTCCTCTTTGAGCAAGTGTAACAGATTTCTGTTTATACATGCCGTATTTCTTGTTCTTTTTATACCATTCCTGATAATATGATTTCTGGCAAACTTTACACTGTGTCGCATAGCCAAGTCTTGATCCTCTGTTTTTAACAAAATATTCCAGAGTTAATGGCTTTGAAATACAACATGTAGAGCATTCCCTGAGTTCCATTATGCGTTGTCTGCTCCTTGTGGTGGATAAGATTGCAACTTTGCCCTTAAGTTCTCTTTTCTCTTTTTATGTAGCAATATCTTATTATAGTGTACCCTACATACGCTACGACTATAATTTGGTTTACTGCAACCTTCTTCTGCACATTTAGACTTATTGTTGTTCCATGACTTATATGTTGACTTGTTACGACATACCTTGCAGTAATAGTCATAGCCATCATCATTTGGTCTTAAGGCTGTCTTCTTATAAAAAGCAACTAAATCTTTTACATCTTTGCATCTAGAACATATTTTTGTCATTAGTTATCCCTAAATTAAATCTATCGGTTACTGCTTCTAAGTGTAATGGATTTGAGCAAGCCTTGTTCTCACACTTATGATGAACAACTTTTCTCTTCTGTGTCTTATCTGTACCAGCAGGCAATTTGTCAACGCCGTAATAGATAGCATAGGCAAGCCTATGTGCCCTAACTGTGCCGTTAGGAAGATTAAATAGGCCATAACCTTTATCTGTTCTGTATCCTGTCCAAACAATACATCCGTCTGGTTGCTCTTCTAAGTATGATTTAAACCTATTAACGACTACCTCATCGTTTACATATTTTCTTATTAGTATGTCTTTATTTATCATAGTCATTATGCATTCACCATTCCGTATTCCTGCAAATATTCACCAACGGTTGTGATGCCCTTATATTCATTACAGTCTAGGCAAGCCATAGTCTGTGTATAGTCCATCTTGTCTGCAATTATTGTTTCGCAGTATACGCAGATGACTGCGTTCATATTTTCTGTATTCATTTCTTACTCCCTTTTTATTAGTATTTACAACATCTCTGCTGTATATAATAATTGTAGCACATGTATTGTTATAATGCAACAAATATGGTCTTTTTATTGTAACGTTTTGGTAACAATATCCTGAGAATTTGCTGAGAGAGATTGATATTTTCTGATTACTTTTATATGGCAGGACTTGCAGGAAGATCTTAAATAGTCTCTATCTTTATAAAAATACTCTGTAGTAGCAGGATATCTTTCCTGACATATCTTGCATGTTTTATTACTCATGATTGCTCCTTAATATCATAGTCATACGCATTTGAGTCTTCAAGGACCCACTTGTCGTATTTTTCTACATCCCACTTATTTGTATTTATCAGTCTTTGTATTACTAGATCCTTCTTAGTTACAAATGAAGGTTCATATACCTTTATACGATTATTAGGTTGGGCTGCAAAATTTCCGTCTTCCCTCTCAATAATGTGGAAACACTTATGTTGACCAGGCGACTCACTATAGCCATCGTCTAAAACATTGCTATCAGGGCTGTGATGATCTAAGGTAAAAAGGTAATTGCCCTTTATGTTTTTCTTTTCTCTGTCAATATAAGACATCTTTAGATTGTTTAAGTTCTCAAATTTAGTTACAGATATGTGTGATGAGAAGCAGTTCCATAACACAAGATTATACAAAGGTTCTTCTGGTACTCCTGGTTTTGTACAGAAAGCATTTATAGGCATTCTCCACCAAAGACCACCATCTTCCATCATAAAATGAAATAGAGGCGATCTGCCTTTTAAACTAGCAACACCAAATATTACACAAGGAAAATATTTATCGTGGCTATCTTCTTGATTGCGTAAGAAATTACCTCGTACATAGCACTCAATCGGTGGTATGTTTGCGTTTAACTCAGGCATTAGAGTTGATACCACCTTGTTCTATATATTTTTTGGCTTTATCTATCCACTCTGCAGGTTTAAGTTCAATTTTACCTAAAGTGCTATTGCAGACCCAGCATAACAAGCCTCTTGGCTTACCAGTATTATGATCATGATCAGCATTTAACACATTATTCATTCCGCCAGGAGTATCTGTACCACATAAAGCACACAATCCATTTTGATCCTTAAACATAGCATCATATATTTCTGGTGTAAAGTTTGCTCTTTTTAATGATGCTTTTCTAACATTATATGGATTTGCCTTTCTCCATTTACTGACATTATTTAGATGTCTACTAGAGTTTGCTTTTTGCCAGTCCCTTGTTTTTTTATTAAAACAGGATCTACACCATGATGCTAATCCATTTTTACCACGCTTATCTACCGCAAAATGCTCTACTGTATGAGGAAACTCTATTTTGCATTTAGTACACATTTTCATAGTTGATACCATCCAGAACCCCAAAGTGTTAACAATCTATTAAAGTATTTATCGTATTTATATCTAATTACATCCATAGAATAATTTACATAAGCATCTGTGGCTATTGCTCTATGATCAAGAGTTTTAACATTTTCAATTGCCTTAACAAACTCAGATAAAGTATTACAACGATAGCCGTTAAAACCATTCTTAATTGTCTCGCTAAATATTCCAAAATCTGTGGAAATTACTGGTGTGCCAGAAGCAAGAGATTCAATGTGTGAATTACAGAAAGGCTCTAAATATGTTGTAGGACTAAATGAGGCAATTGCTTTACCAAGTAATGCTTTTCTGTCGTATGCATTAACTGACCCTATGTATTCTCCATAAGACGGAATGTAGTCTCCTGATCCCGCAAAAATTAATTTAACTCCTGCTGCTTTACAGGCTTCTGCTGCGATATCTACACCCTTGCGCTGAGTCATACGACCCAAGTAAACATAGTAATCTTCTTTTTCTAAGTCCATTGAAAAATTGTGAATATCATAATATCCGTTAATTACGGTATCAAATAAATTAATATCTACAGATGCTGCATTCTTCCATTGTGCAGAACATGCTGCTCTCCATGTATGGCTTTCATAAACCTTGTACTTGGCAAATGTTCCTGAATACCCAATTCCAAATTCGCAACTAATATGTTGTGGGAAAGCATCAGCAACAGGCTTCTGAGCAAGTCCACCAATTATACAAATAAAGTCTTTCTTCTCAATACGCTTGGCTATTTCTTTAATTGCATTACCATTAAAAGTTTGCCAATGAGGCAAAGTATTATCAAATGAGGTGCTTGTAAAATGATTGTTTCCAACTGCTTGTGCTCTTTGTTCTTCTGAGATACAGGTAATTAATTCTGTTGGATCAGATGTAGTTTCTTCCCCCGCATATAAAAAAACCTCATGTCCAAGAGAACGCATCATTCTTACAAAACCATGTACCTTGGCCGTATAAGCGCAGTGAAAATAGTCTTGTGTTACTTGGGTGTGTGGAAGTGCTATGACGTGGAATCTCATGAGTTTTTACTCATTTTATTAATAATGTTAGCAAGTTTATCTATTGCTGATTTAAGAGCATCTACTGCCTCTTGTACTGAATCGTTCATTTTTTTGCCCCGTTTCCTTGTGTAATGCTTCTGACCTATTGTGTTCAAAAAATGTCTTCTTGGATATCTATCCATTTTTTACTCTTTTGTTTCTTATCATGTTAATTGTAGCAGATGGGATGCTAGGAAGGTTTTGTCCTCTGTTTCTACTTTCCCAAGATTTAATATATTTATCAAGATACTGATCAATCCTAATATCTCTTTCTTCATCAGACATGGCGATTAAATCTTCCATTTTATTTGTACGATAGAAATTACTAATAATTTTTGGTTCGTATGGTTTTTTGGTCATAGTGCCTTTGCTCTTGGGTTTGTACCTTTGGCTCTAGGATTTGTTCCATCAGCCCTTGTGGACTTGCGTTTTCTTAACTTTCCACCTTTAGGTCCAACAGCATGTCTATTTGCTAAAGATGCTTCGTATTCAAGTAAAAATGTTGGATCTGGTTCTTTGTAAGTTACTGTAACTGGAAAAACCTTATTAGTGCTTTGGTTTCTAGATCTTCTTGTAGCATTATTAGTTTGAACAATAGTTGTTGTTCTTGCCTTATACATTTTACTCATTTGTTTTATTTACCCGTTTTTCTCTTTTAGTTACTTTCCAGAATTGGAACCCTAACCCTTTAAGGTTAAGAATTATCAATTCAGAAAAGTAAAACTTTCCGTCTATTGGCTGGTGCGACCCTTGATACAATCTCCAAACGCATTCTTCCAGTAACAACAGTGTACCATGACTATATTTAAAAAAGCAAGTGGGCATAAAAAAAAGAAGTCCTGGCTTAAAACGGGAGTTAAAAAACCAGAACTTCTTATACCTATGAAATCAACGGAGGTGATCATAGATTATCAGTATATCAGGACTGAAAAGACCTGTCAATAAACTTTAACTATTATTGGTTCTCCGTTTTCGTCAAGAGAATATTTTTCAACAAACTCCAATGAATTTGCTAACTCTTGATTTCTATCTGTCATCTCAGTACCATCCTTTATTTTTAAAATGTGTCCACGCCCCACATGGTGTGACATGCCTTCTATGGATATAAGATAGGGTAGCCACTAATTGTGATACACCTGAATCAGATTTTTCCATACCTAACCTAGAGTATGTAGAATCCAGTAACTGTCCTATTCCACTTGCCGAAGAGATTGGGTTTTGAGCATTCTCTCTCCAAGCGGACTCTTTGCCTATTAGTTTAGTTAGACATTGATACTGCTTTGGATTTAGCAACTCTTCTGCTACCTCTTTAGCATTTACCTGCATTAGAGGCGGCCTGTCTTTGTAGGCTATTGCCTGTGTTAATGTTTCTTTATTTGTTATATTTAATTGAATTAATAATCCTAGTAAACAGACTATTAAAAGTTTTTGCCACAACTTGCGTTTTTGCTTAATAAATATCTCCTTTGTTTGGTTTTACCCCTACAAATTGGTTATATTTACCTCCTTAAATTGTTAGTTGTTTTTCTTCTTTAAGTAGTTTTATCATTTCTTGAGCCCAGTCTACAAGAGGCTCACCCTGTTTATTCTTATGGTGTCCACAAAAATAAAGAGAAGATTGGTCTTTCTTTGCTTCCCAAATTGCTTGGGCTGCACACTGATCACACTTAAGCCATTCAGTCATCAGAGTTGATTACCTTCAATCATTTCACAAAGATGATTAACTGTCCAATCATCTAGATCTTTCTGTTCAAGTTTGGATATGTTTTCTAAAAGTTCAAGCCTTGCAAATTCATATCCATCTTTGTAGGCCTGTTGATAACTTATCATGCTTAAAGTTTATCACAAAAATAAAACAGTCTTATTTTTTTATGCCAAACTGCTTCTCAGATGGTTGTAGAGCCTTTAATGCTGGGCCTGCTAAACCTGCTAGAAATGCATTTGCTAAAACCTTTGGATCTGTAATTCCTGATAAATAAAGAGCAAGAACTGCTGCTGCAGATGCTCTTAGCCATGATTGTGCTACGGCTATTGCTTTATCTTTATTGGTTGCTGGTGGTGTTTTCTTCATTTTTAACTCTTTTCTTTTTTGGTTTATTAGATTCTATAAGAAGAATCATAATTTGATCTACCCTGTCTTCTAGCCTAGAAATTTGGTCCTTGATGCTTGTTCCAGAATTGGGTCTAAGTTCAGACAAATAGTGCTTTACTAAGTGTCGTACTGCCATTGCTAGGGCTCCTATTAGGGATGTGGCTGCAACTGCGATTGCTGCCCAGTCATTTGGTGTCATTTATTTCTCCTTGATTTCTGACTTAATTGCTTGTTTAAATGTGTATTTTGGTTTCCATCCAAAGATAGCCCTATTATCTAAGGTAGGAATAGTAGATGCATCATCTAAACCTAATACTGTGTAATCAACTGTTAATCCATTAACCTTGTATTCTTTCATTACATCAATTAATGTTCTGGCTTCTCCAGTAAATATATCTGTTGTGAATGAACCATTACTTTGTAGATGTTCCATTGCCATGACATTTGCTCTGGCTATATCTAAAACATGTACATAATCTCTAGTAGAACTAATACTGTTAATTGTTATTTTTGGATTCCGTGAAATTATTGAAAATAAATTTGTTGATCCAATATCTTTAACTGTTGACGTTCTACCTACAATATTAAAATACCTTAAAACGGCCACTGAAGGGCAAATGAGGCCTAATAGTCTTTCTTCCCATACCTTTGCCTTAGCATAAGGGTTATAAGGGCTATAAACGGCTGCAGAGGACGCAAAAACCACTGGTATAGATGACACCTTAGCCACAATTGCAACTAATAAGGTAGATAACACATTATTAAAATAATAAGCCCAAGGTTTTTTCTTAGATTCAGGAATAGATTTTTTGGCTGATAAATGAATAATTGCATTTGGTTTATGATTAATAAGATAAGTAAAGATATACATCGTATTTCTGCCTATTTTTTTATCTATCTCAATTACTTCATAGCCAGAGTCTTCCAATAATTCTTTTGTTGCTGTTCCTACATAGCCACGAGAGCCAGTTAATACTACCTTCACTCTTTATCCGCTTTCTCTCTAATGCCTATAGTCATAAACCATAAGGCTACTGATAATAAAGTTACATATCCAACCACAGTCTTAGCACTACCTTCAAGTACAATCCAGGCTACAAAAAATCCTAGAAATGTAAAGTTTTCATTTAGAGCGGCTAGACTCCATTTCTTTAACCAGTTCATATTGCTTTCACTATTTACTTATTTCTGCTTCCCAAAAATCTTTTTCTGCTTGATACTTTTTTTCAAAGTCTGCCACATGACGATAATCACAGCACTTGCAAATAGGTCTGTCATTGCTATAGTCTGGCATTGACCAGTATCCAGTCTTTGCTCTAAATCTAAAATCTGATTTCCATGAGTTTTCAGCATGTCCATTTGGAGTAAAAGCCCAGTGATCAGGTTCTGCAAATTGCATAAATAGCAGGGTCACAAATTTGTCTTCATCCTCTGACGGGAACTCTGGTCTCCAGTGCATTTGATAGTTACCACAAAAAATAATACAAGAGTTTGGTTCTTCATCATAATAAACATCATCTACTGCTAACTGCCAATCAATGTTTTTGTCAATACACATGTCCAAAGAATACTGACAGGCTGATTGATCATAGTGTTTCCATAGTTGTGGAACAATACCATTTTGCTTTTGATATCTACCAACATGGAATCCAGATCTGCGAAGTGTCTCAGAACCAAATGATTCTTTTGCTATGGCTAATATCTCTGCCTCTGTTTCAGCATCAAAGTGTATTTCTTCAAGCCATCTGCCAGCAACCGTGTGATAGAAGTGTGGGCCTTCTGGTCCTAATTGCTTAGCAAGTACTTGTGTTTTTACTTTCTCAAACAATTCTGCTGAAAGGAAGTTTTTTACTGACCTTGTGTCTACTGTCTTCATTTAATTACCGTCCCTTTTTGTTTTCCAAATTTCATATACATAATCAGGGCCTTTAGTAAAATACCAATGGTCTGGCTCTACATAATGAAAGAATACTACACCAATCTTATCACTATTTGTATATAATGTCTCTCTCCAGTGTTCATACTTTTCGCCCATAAACATAATTGCTTCATTTGGGTATGCTGTATAGGGCTTACCCTCTATGTAAAGTGCCCAAGGATCTCCTTGATAAAGAACTAAATCAAGAGTGTATGTGCAAGCATTTGCATCTTTATGTTTATCAAGAGTAATAGTTTCATCAGAGTATTCTGCAAATAAAGAATAAGATGGAAGACATGTATTTGTTCCAAAATACTCTCTTACTTTTGGCAGTAACATTTCGCTGTATTCTTTAAGTATTGGCTCTGTTTTATCGTTTAATAATTTTCTTCCAAATTCATCTGTGGCCATTGACTCTAAAGTAGGGTTATCCTTAAAATGCATACGAAGTCTATGAAAATCTTCTGGTAAGAGAACGTTCTTAACTAAACCTACGCCATCCATTGAACCACCACATATCTTAGTCCTTCTGTTACTGGATAAACTTGATGATTGTAAATAAAGTTTGATGGAAATATAAGAAGATCATTCTTGTTGGCTTTAAACCTTAAGTTATGTCTTTTAAACTCAACATCGCCACCCTCATACTCGTCATTTAAATAATAAGTTAAAGATATTCTGCGTGTAAAGGCTGGATGGTCATCTATATGATCATGGAACATCTGCTCTTTACCGTATCTTAAAAGTTGTGGACTCTCAAACTTTTCTATCTTAGCATAGTAGGTGTTAGTATATTTATCTAAACATGCCTTCATTTCTTTATGAAAATGTCTAGAAAAATCATCTAACAGGCCTGGATCTTTACTAGTGTGATGAGGAAGCATAATAAGATCTGTGTCTCTAGCCTTTGTGTTTGAACCAGACTTACGCTCTTCTTCATTTACAAGAACTTCTGCTTCTCTCCAAGGAAATTTTCTTTCTTCTATTTGCTTAATGTACTCTGCTGATTCAGGAAATATGTTATTAAATACTACAATACCTGGTGCTAATTCTTTCATTTTAGTTGCCCTCCTTTTTTAGTGTCTTCCACTTGTAAAACCTTACAACCGCATATCTAGTTCCTGACAAAACTTTATGGACCTTATGTGAAAATATATAATTAGATGGAAAAATTACAATATCTCCAGCATCAGGTTTGTATGTTTTATTAAACCAAACATACTCTAACTCTCCGCCAGTGTATTCGTTGTTTATATACATAGTCAAAGATACTGTTCTTGGGTTATCATAATTCTCATCTAGATGAGTTACAAATTGCTGTCCTTCTCCATACCTGACTAACTGCCAGTCTTCTGGAACAATGCCATCAATTGTGTATTTTTTGCAATAGTCTTTTAAGCAATCATTTAAAGATGACTGTAGTATTCTTTGTATTTTATATAATTCGCTATTTCTAGTTTCTTTATTTATGTAGCAAATACCAACATCTCTAGCCCCGCCAATTTCATTATAATTAACCTTCTTCATTAAATCAAGAAGGCTATTTATATTCTTAATAGCATTTTTATATACTATAATTCCTGGCGATAGTTCTTGTTTTGTCATTACCATTTGCCTAATGGACATTTAGCAGCCTCATATTTTGTTTTTGCTGTCATAAAACAACCACACTTTTTGCATTGTTGTGTTATTTTTACTAGTTCAGGGCAAGACTTACATATGTCAAGTCTGCGATCCGCAACCTCTTGTTCTACTTTTTTGCTCTGTGGATTAAGCATATCTAATGGAGTAACTCCATTTTTTTCTCTATACTCTGACCATCTTGACATTTGTGCCCCTGTATTTCGTTATTGTCTGTTAATTAAATTCATCAAAATATCCTTCTGGAGCATTTGGATTACCAACGTGCCACGCAAGATATTGTGTAACATCTCTATCTGTAATAATAAATTTTTCTCCATCAAACTTAGCATTTGGAGATTCTACATAGCGTCCATACGGATATTTTAGCAAGTCTACCAAAATATTTTCACTTAGTAATATGCTACCAAAATATTCTGACGTTTGAAAGTCTTCTACAGTTTGTCCATCTTTTACAAACCTAACAGTTATTCCATCATGACTTGGGTATGTACTAGAAACATCTAAAACTTCATCAGATTCTGTAAACATAGAAACATACTCTGGTGCTACTGGAAGATCATATAGACAATCACCATCAATTGTCCAGACCATCGCCATTCCGCCTCTACCTATAACTTGTTCTTCATTTATCATATTTTTCTCCTCATTTAACATCCACCACCTGATATTGTATTATTTATTGGGGTACATGAAGCACCGCTAGCAAATCCATCACTGCAACTTCCAGAACCAGGTAAACAGCAGCCAACCTGATAGTCAACAGTTGTACATCTTGTTCCTGGTACACCTGGTGGAATTACAGGTGGAACCACAGGAGGAACCACTGGTGGGACTACAGGTGGCACTACAGGTGGCACTACAGGAGGAACCACTGGAGGAACCACTGGAGGAACCACTGGAGGCACTACTGGAGGCACTACTGGAGGCACTACTGGTGGGACTACTGGAGGAACCACAGGGGGAACTACGGGAGGAACTACGGGTGGCACTACAGGCGGAACCACTGGTGGTGGTACAACTACGGGTGCAGATAAAAATACACCTATACCACTTGGATTACGAAATAATGGACTCACAGTTCTCCTTTTTAAATATTAAGCAAATTTAGATTGTGATGCAATGCATGTAAATGTTGCTGAACCAGTTTTTCTGATTTGTAACATATAGACATCTGTAGCATTGGTATTTCCTGAAGAAGGTGCGGTTCCACCCAACCATTTAGGGGTGATAGCGTTACCATCAATGGTAATGGCTGTAGCATAATATGCTGTTGCACCATTTGGTGATTCAAAAGTAACTGTAAGAGAGTCTCCAGTAGCCATTAATGAGTTTAATGTAACTGATGCGCTGCCTCTAACATTTAAAGTATAGTTAGCGGTAGCATCAACAGTACGAATATTAACTGATGCAGTACTAACATCAATATTTATAGCACCAGTGGCAGCAACTGCTGATATAACAGCCTGCTCTTTTGGTGATGTAAGAACTTGGTTTTGAAACAAAGGAACCCATGCAGATCCACTATAGTAGGCTGTGATGTTTGTGTCTGCAAGATAGCAGAACATTCCCTCTGTTAGGGCAGCAGTTAATGCAGTGTCTGCATCCCTTGCAGCAGCGGATGCAAAGAACATGACTGATTGATTTTGCAGGTTATTTTGAACCTGTGCTGCTGTTAAAACATCTCCTGTATTGAACAGGCGATAACCAGCATTTGGGCCTAGTGGCATTATTTTTCTCCTTTAGTATGATAACGTGTTAGTATTTTGTGGAACTGTATTTCCTAGTATACCCTGATTTGTTGAATCAAGAATAAAAGCCTGAATAAGCGGTTCAGCAGTAAGCAGTTTTGTAGTCCATGAATCTGGCGTTATGTCGTGCTGTACTCCCTGAATAAATAATTCTCTTACAATAGAACTACCACCAGACATTTGCTTTTCTACAAGAATAAGGTTATAGATGTCTGAACTTAAGTTAACAAGTGCGTTTAACTCACTAATATTTGCATACATGTTTAGATCTATAGAGTCAATTCTAAGGCTTGCATCTTTACGGGCAGCCAATAAAGTCCTTGCTTGATCGTTTGCCTCTATATTAGTTTGAACAAGAATATCTGATCTGGCTCCTGCTTTTGTGAAAAATTTGTCAATACTATCTTGATCTGTGACAGTTTGAGGAGTTAAGCCAAGGGCGGTAACTGTAACATCATTTATGATTAATTGATCATCAAAGGCAAAGTCAACATTTGTGTATGGAAAGGCAGTTCCTAAATCTGTATAGGTTCTTGGTGCAGCATCTGCTCTTTCAGAAACACTGGTGCGATCAAGGAAAAGGGTTTTTCCAGACCTTTGCATGAAGAATGCTCCGAATTCTGATTGCTCTACGGTCTGAACGGCAGCAAGGACAGATCTTAACCCACCAGGATCTACCTGCATTGTTGAATTACCAACATCAGTGGTTCTCATTGAGTCTGGAAAACCAGCAAAATCTAATATTTCATCTATCCTTGCGCCACTTAATTGTCCTACTGTGGCTCCAGGAATTGGATTAACACCTGTAGAAACATTATTTAAAAGACGGAATCCATCAACACACTGCAGAACTACTGTGGAAGTGTCGTAGACTCCTGTATTAAACCCTGTGTCATAGGATGTTATATATCCAGAAAATAAATTAACCTCTACTTGTTCTGAGTTAAATTCAGTTATTGAGTATATTCTTATCTTACGTAATGGTAATAATTTTCCAAAATATGGTCCTGATGCATTTTGAGGATTAAAATCTGAATCAGGGTCATTTAAAGTTACTGTTGCTGTTCCAGCCTCAAAGTTAGTAAGAATACGGTTACGACCTCTACGAGTAGAGCATGCCATAACCATGTTAGATATATCTACAATATCTGCAGGCTCATCTGCTAAAACATTTGTATCTAAAATACCATAAACGCTATTATCAAGGATAAGGGGGTATGAAAAAGATGGTCCGCTGGCAAAGTCAATCTCTACTTTTAGTATTGGAACAAAAGGCATTTTATATTGCTTGCAACGTTAGGGTTTGACCATTACTCTGGCCACGTAGCAATCCATTTCTAATAGCAGCAACTAGGTCATTTTCACTTGTTACAGAGCCTGCAACATTTACTGTGATATTTGTGTTATTACTACGACCTGAAACCATACCCTCTGAATTTGTTAATGATGATAATATGCTACCTATACGATTTAAAGGAATTACTGCCTCAGCCCCTGCTTCACCAATTATGGCTTGGGTTGGGCTAGTAACAATTCCACCATTAGCCATAAAAGCAAAATTATCGCCACCGCCACCGAATTGGTTTCTACCACGACCTGTTAATCCTCCTGTGTTAGGATCTACAAGTAATGGATTACCAGAGCCATAGGTAAAGTTTGATGAAGAAGGTTCATCATCAGGTATTTTTACTTTATTTTTTATTTTTTCTTGGATAGCCAAAAGTTTTTGTCTAACCTCGTCTAGTCGTGCAGCATTGGCTGCAAGAGACTCTAGGTCAGGTCCAGTTCCAGTTGGTACTGCTCCACCTGTACCTTTTGCCTGTGCATTAAGATATTTTTGTAGGGCAGTAAGAGCATTTGTCCAACCAAGGGCTGCAATATCTCCAGCACTAAGAATGGTTCCAGTTGCGTCAACCTTGCCACCAATTTGCTTGATATATTCAACAACCTGTGAAGTTGTTAAACCCCAAGTACTTTTTAGTTTTGTGATTTCGCTATCATCAAGTTTTCCATCACCAATTTTTGAAACAAAGTCGGCATACTTAGTTGCCTCTGTCCTGGTAAGCATCCACTTACTCATGAGTTTGGTTATTTCTGCCTCAGAGAGTTTTCCATCATTTAATGCATTAAAGAAATCAAGATATTGTTCAGCCTGCTTTATTGTCATACCCCAAGAATCTGCAAGTACTTTAACTTCAGCGCTTGAAACAACAGTGTCTTTAATAGCAAATATTGTAAAAATGTATGATGTTACTGCATCAGTTGTCATGCCCCATTTTTTAGCAAGAACTGCAATCTCTTCACTGCTAATCTTTTGATCTGATAATACTTTAAGTAAATCTGTGTATTTTTCAGCATTTCCATTTAGTGCTTCAAATAAAAGAACTTCTTCTTTTCTTGCCTTAATTCTTTCCAATAGTGCAAGGTCAGCAACCTTTTGTTTCTTTTGCAACATTTCTACTGCAGTAAGTTGAATATTTTCATATTCATCTTTATCAGTAAGTCTAAGACCAAACTTCTTTTCAAGTCTACTTCTTAATTCAATATTTCTTCTATCTATTGCTGATTGTTTGTTTGCTGCGACGGCCCGTTTGGCAGCATCAGCAGCCCTTGCTTTATCTATTTTATCTTGTTGTGCTTTTGCCATAGCAGTTTTTGTTATTTCTGCAT